ACTTGGAAACTCTCGCCTTCATCTGATCCCGTCGTGAACACTTTGTTCGTAGGCGCTATCGTGATAACGGTCTTCTGGACCGACGCCAGAGATTCGACAGACGTTGACTGAGAACTCGCGGCATATCCATTGGTCCCCAGGGCGCTCAGATCGGCCACGTTGTTGAGTTCCGTGCCGGTGGCCGTAATCTCCACCAGGGGATCCCCGATCATGAGGCGGTTCACCGAATAGTTCGATCTGTCGGCCGCCATGCACAGGCCAACCGAGAACATCACCCCAACAACCACCGTCGCCAACTTGCTCATCCGTTTCATCTACCTACCTCCTGTTTTACTGTTTTGTACTGTTTTGATTGTTACGCAACCTGCTTCTGAGGCCCTGGCGGAACACCCGCCGACGCCGAGTTCAAAGCGTCTTCTCTGGCCTTCATTACTTCTTTCGACGGAACAACATCATCGACCGGAATGGTCAGTCTCTTGGCGTTCTCCCTGAGTACAGCGGCCCGTCCTGCAAGGCCCATGATCGCCTGATCGATCGGATTGGCGGTCGTAGCCAAGAACTCCGTGGTGGCCCCCGCCGCCTGTTCCTTGACGATCAACCCCAGGACGCCTATCGGGAGGATCTGGGCATCCCCCTTGATCGTGTCGTCGGGGTTGTAGAGCATGTTCCAGTTGTAGATCCGTTTGATCGTCGGACTCATCACATCTTTGTCGATCCGAGCGATAACCTTCTTGATTCCGCGGGTCGCGCTGTTCATCAGGATCGTAAGTCCTCCCATTGTACGTCCAGCTCCAGCCACCTTGTCGTTCCCGTAGGTGTAGGCCGGGATCCCCGTATAATCGTCAGACATCTGGGCGAACTTCTCGTATATCCCCATGAACTCTGTAGCATTGGATTCAGGCTGGAAGTAACTGACGGCCGGCAGAGTGGAGTTCTTCGGGTTGATGAATTGCCGGATCTGGAATGGCTTGGCGGAGGTGATGTTCTCCCCAGGCGGGATCCTGTTGACGTCCTCAATGACCTCCTGCATCCCGCCGGCAACCGCCATGTTGTTCACCATGGAACGGACAGAGGCGTTGCAGATCTGTTGGAGATCATCCATGAGTTCAGGAACGCCCTTGTAGTAGTATGATCCGGTGATCTTGTCGTATCCGGTCTTATTGTACGGCCGTTCACCCATGGGATCCGGATTGAAGTCGCAGTACGCGATATAGTTGCCAATCTTGATCGCGTTGACCTCGTACTCATCGAGTGGTTCTATCGGCTTGCCATCGGGAGTTCGCGTCATTCCGCGTTCAATCAACTCTTTCCCCTGAACGGATCCCCAGAACTCCTTCCCGGCGATTTTGTTGCGATTGTCACCCGACACCGTTCCTGATCTGGCTTCCAGTTCGGCGCGTTCCTGATCGATGGTTGTCCATTCGCGGAGGCCACCCTGCCCGTATTCGGTGAGGATCAGATCTATGGCGTCTTCATCCCACCCGGGGAGACCCTTCATGTCGATAAGCGAACGGCGCTGGAATCTCACCTTCTCGATGAAGTTCCCCTCCTGGGGATTCATGGCGTCATCGGACGGATAACAGTCGAAGGCGCTTGGATGCTCGAAACAGAGTTTGTTGACGAGCGTTATGACCGGAACCGTCTTCCCGAAGGTTCCCTTCTTCCATACGAGTTTCCGTTCCCGTCTGACGATCGGTCCCTTGATATACCCGACCTTGAGCGTGACGAGGTCCGTGACAAAATCATCGAAGGCATCAGCCCAACCTCCCTCGACCATCTGGTCTTCGATCGTGGTCTCCATCCTCTTCGCTCGGAGTTTAGATTCAGACTCAATCGCCGACTCGACTTTTTCTCGAAGTCCACTTGCAAACTTAAAAGTTTCCTCGGGCGACATTTCGTTTTGCGGAATAGTTCGCAACCATTCCTGCATGGTGAGTTGGGTGATGGACTGCTCGATGTTGACGGGGAGATCCGGAAGCGGAGTCGGCGCCAGCGTCCATGGTTTTTCCATGCCATTCGACAGGACGTCGGAGATCCACGATTCGGCCGCACGACACTTCACGTTCGTCAGCTTGACGAAGACATCGGATCCGCCGTTCTCCTTGATGGCCGAAAGCTTCTCGGGAGGATACTTTCCGTCACGTTGACGGAGGTTCGCCATCATCTGATCTTCGACGCCGGAATCTTTTCGCGCCTGCTCGTTTTTTTCATACTCCTCTTGGATGAAACGAGCGAGGCCGTCGATTTCGGGTTGAGCCTGAGCGGTGCGTTCTGCTTCCGCTTTTCGGTCGAGTTCTGCGAGTTGATCGGGCCCGACAATTCGGAGGATAGTTTGACCACTTGAGACCGCACCACTTTGTATTCCACCGGCCATAATTCTGTTTCCAGAAAGAACGCAGTCCAGCAGTTCGGACCCTGATCCCCTACCGATCTCCTGAACTGCGCCGTGGCCCGCGTCCTACAATCTTCGTCACATCCTCATGAGTGCCTCAATGATCGCGTTGCGAGAGAACTCGCTATCGATTAGTCAACAGTTAAGCATATTTCTGGACGAAAGACGAGCCGAAAGCCGGACTCAGTTCCGGTTTTGGTCGTTCAAGTCCAGCCGAGAGACCCTTTGTCGACGATCTGTCGGCGCACCCCGGGCCCCTGAACCGAGGACCCGCCCCAGGTGCTCATCATGGTCGCTCCGGACTCCGCCTCGAGACAGGCGTATTGAAGTGCATCGTGAAGATGACTGAATCGGTTCTTATCCGGAACCTCGGCGTATCGATCGGTGCCGGAGACGCGGATCTTCCGATAGTGATACTCGCCCATGAATCCCTTTCGGACGATCTGGCAACACGGAGAAATCTGGAGCCCGGGTTGGCCGTCGCAATTCCGGTTGAGGAATCGCACGACCGCCTCGCGTCTGGCTACCAGTTCATTTGTTCGGGCGGGTTCGACGCGGATCCCTGCATCACGGAATGCCTCAAAGCAGGTATCGTCGGAGGTTTGCTGTTTCCCGCTGCCGGCCGGATCCCCGAAGGCCGAATACATGACGTCGGCGTACTTGTTCCGGAGAAGAGGCTTGAGGACGGTGTCGATGTATTCTCTGACGCCCATGTCCTCGACGAAGATCTCCTCGAGTATCCTGAATTGGCCCCTCGGAGACAACTGGCAGATGACGCCGGCGGGGGTACGCCCAAAATCGAATCCGAGGATCAGTGGGACGCCACGGAGCGGGACAATGTCAGTCTTCGCGGAATGGAGTCCGTCGCGGTACTCCGGATAGACCGGTTTCCCGCTCGAGATGCTGCCATACTCGCCCATCAGGAAGACCTTGATCCACTCGTCAGTCTTTCCCGGGATCTGGGTCATGTAGTAGTCGTAGCCGGCGTTGTGGTTCTGGACGTTCTCGGCCGATGGGTAGCCGGCCTGTCCTTGGTTCGGTGCGTATACCTGCGGATCGTCAGGATGCTTCTTTGGCACCTTCAGGACGGCCGGAGGCTGCTTGAAGAACTCGTATCCGATGGGTCGTTCGATCTCCGCCAGCTTGTAGTACCACGAATCATCGTCCGGTGGGTTCGTGTCCATGATGACGCCATGCCATGTCGTCCCGCCCATTCTCTTTGACGGATACCGGTCGGTTCGGCCGTACAGCATGTCGAGGATGGTCCGCGGGATCTCGCTGGCCTCGTTGATCCACCCTCCGGTCAACTCCATGGACTTCAGTTTCTCGACGTCCTCGTCCTTGTCCAGGGCGACGAAGAACACCTCCATGTCCATTCTCGTACCGTCCGGAAGCGGGATGCGAAGATGACCTACGATTGGAGGTTGCCAGTTGACGATGAAGAAGGGTGTCCCGTCAGATCGTGTCTCCGGACACCACTCGCAGAACGTCTTGATCGTTGTCGACTTCAACTGCGGGTACGTCGCTCGTATCACGGCCCATCGTGTCCGGCGAACCCCATCGACGCTCGGACGTTGCTGCATCGACCGCAGGAGGATCTCCATGCAACACGCTGACGATTTACCGGATCCGATCGGTCCCATTATTCCGCGGTACTTGGCGACACTGGCATGGAAGGCCCGAGCGGTCGGCTCGGCCTTGTACGGAATGATCGACTGGACATTGTCAGCCATTCTTCTTCAACGCCTCGTTGATGTGGTCGACCTGGCGGTGCGCCTTGCCGCGCCCCTGTCGGTTACAGGGCCAACCGCCGCCGTCCACCGGATTGCCTTTGGCCGTCTTGGCGATTTTGCCGGTCGATGACTCAACCGTTCGGCATCGACCCCTGATCACTTTCATTTCCACTGGCATCTTTCACCACTCCCTTCATGCTTGGTTCCTTCTTCGCCTCGTTGGCCGCTATGCGGCGCAGTTCGTAGATCGTTTCAAGAATGGCATACGTCGCCGAATCGTTTGGCGCGAGACGCAGAGCGTATCCCGAAAACTGTGCGGCGAGGCGCTCAATGGTCGCGGCCAACAAAGCCTCGGACCGTACAGGAGGAAGCGCGGTTGTCGTGTCGGGTGATTCCGTAAATGTCTTCATCGCGCTTTCTCCTGCCGGTCAAGCCCGGCGTTCGGCTTCGCGATATACGCCACAATCTGAACTGCCAATCCAATGCACATTACTATGCAGGCACCGGCTAGTGATTTCCATTCGCCAAACGTAGCCACACCACAGAGACCGGCCCCTGCTAAAGCCACGGCAAGCCGAACAAGACGATGGAGCTGACCTTCATTCGCTGCGCTCATTTCGGCACCTCATCTTTCACGTTGGCCTGTATGCGTATCATGCTTCCTGCGCATCCGATTAT